TCAGATGGCGAGCTTGACTACTTTTTGACTACTTTTCACGGAGTTCTCAGATTTGCCGGAAAGATACTCGTTGAGTTTATCGGCAACATGGAGTGAATCCTCTTGTTCCAGATGAGTATAAATATCGGCGGTGACCTGAATGCTGCTGTGTCCCATTAGTTTTTGTGCCGTGCGTAAGTCTACCCTTGCACGATAAAGTGTCGTTGCGTAGGTATGCCGCAGCATGTGGGGATGCAGAGGAAAAGGCACAAGGGAAACAACGTGAGAATTCCACATTCGGGTGAATGCGGAGCGGGTCATATCCCCGCCATTGGAGGCAGGGACAATATATCGGCTCAAGTGTGGTGTATCAAGCAAGATGGCTCTGAGCTTGTCCGGGATAGGAATGACCCTGTGCGCAGCTTTTGTTTTGAGATCATCTACGGGATCTTGCTGATTGTTCAGAAAGGTCATAGCACGCCGGACGGTCAGAGAGTTGCTTTGAATGTCCGACCATTGCAACCCAAGCGCTTCTTCCTTGCGAAGCCCGCAGTACAGACAGAGGGCGCAGAATACGCGGGCGCGTGGTTCTACGACTACACTCATCAGAATATCGACCTCATCGGGAAGCAGAGCCTTTTTCTTTTCCGCTTTAGCGTGAGGGGTGATTTTGATACCCTCAGTAGGATTATCAATAATCAGATGATTCAAACGTGCTTCCTCAAAAAGCTGGCGCATAGTCAGAAGAACTTTACGTTGCAGGCTTTCCGATCTGGATGCAACGCTGGCCATAACCTGTCGGATGTGAACTGGTTTTACGTTTCGGAGTTCCATGTATCCGATCTGTTCCATGATGTGGAGATTATAGCTATCCCGGTACATTTTGATGGTAGCGGCCCGTAAATCGGATTTATAGTTTTTCAACCAAATTTTTGCCCACTCGCCCACCAATGTGTGATCTCCAACTTCAAGCCCGGCGGTATCTTGGTTCATTAGTGCATTTGCAGCGGCATTGACTTCAGCAATCGTTTTGCCGTATACAAATTTCTGTTTTCCGTTGGACAATGTCACCTTGCGTTGATAGCGGCCATCTTTTCTTTTTTTGAGTCTTGCCATAATAAAATAAACCTCCTTTAGGTACACTTTGACAAGCCTACCCAAAAGAGGTATAATCACAGTGTCGGTTGTGACTGCTCTTTTTGAGTAAGCCAATCTATTTGAACGCTCTCGGTGTTGGTAGCACCGGGGGCGTTTTTTCGTTTATAAGCAATTAAAATCTATGCCTTTGCAATCAGTCCAATAATGTACTGCTTTTTCAACAAATTCTTCTTCAAGGTTGAAATACTCGGCAATCTCCCAATTTTCTGTCATGCCCATCCTGTAGCAATTCAGAATTTCGTTAACAGGGAGATACTTTTCGACAGAAGCAGCAAATGCCCGATGCTCTGCCTGTTCTTTTACCTCAAAGGGACTATAGGCGCGGTAAAAAGCGCCGCTCATGTAATGCCCTGCTTCATGTGCCAGCACAGTGCGTTCCTGTGCGGCGGTTTTGCATTTGCTGCGATCAATGACAAGGAAATTGTCAAAGAACGCGATTGCGAAATTGTTTTTGAGTTTAACATCCACAACGTCTACGTTCAAAGCTTCCAGATCATCATACATACAGCAAACGGCTGTGTTCATGCATTACACACCTGATTTCTTTTTTTTGTTCCGTTCGGCCTTTGCGCGCATAGCGACCATAAGATCGTCAATATCATCGGGGGTAAGATCATCCTTTACATGTGAATGTCGCCAATGCGATTTACATTGAAACGATAAACTTCCTGACCCGCATTTCCGCAAGGTATTCCAGATTGATTGCAGAACCGGTTGCAAAGCTGGCGGGTGAGGTGATAGACCATGCCGAAAAGGCAAACAGCATCTATCCCTCCGACGATCAGCGGCGCCAGCTTCGTAAAGCACATCTTCTGGAAGCGCGGGCATCCCTGATGGCGCTGGATGTTCGGTTGACTCACTGCTATCTCATCATGACCCAGAACCCGCAGGGATGTTTCACAACTCCCTCAGGGAAAAGTGTCGATGCGAAGAAAGCAACTGAAAGACTGGACAAAATGGCTCAAAAGTTGGGTGAGCTGATTGACAAGGAAAACGACCTGCTGCAAGGCATGATCGGAACGGTCAATCGGAAAGCCTGATTTTTAAGTGGGTGTATCTCTGTCAATTCCTGCGGCGGCGGTCTGGTGGCTGCGGTCGCCGAACTACAACAACATCAACAACAACAACTACTTCTGCGCGGTTTCGGCGTCGGGGTCGTTGGACTATAACAACGCTAACAATGCGTATGGTGTTGTGCCCGGATTTTGCAATGCTTGGTCACATGGAGTAGCCATAGGTGAAAGACGACCATAGCAAAAGGAGAGGTACTTCCCTGAGGGTCAAACCTCTAAAACTGCTTTTCGATATGCCGACACGGACGCTTCTTGCATGGCGCGGGATGCATCTTACCGCGTTTCATGTGCCGGCATAAAGCAGATTAGACGATAACCAACACGACAAAACGGCGCAGGGGTAGCTCTCTGCGCCGCTGATGCTTATAGGAGGCAATATCATGGAAGCTATGTTGAACTTCATTCCTGCTCCCGTCGCCATCGTCCTGATGCTGGCGGGCTTTATCGCACTGGCAGTCGGTGGCATCCGGCTGGGCTACAAGGCCACCGTCAAGGATCTGGCGCTGGAGCTGGTCGAAAAAGCTGAACTGTCCATCATTGGCAGCGGGCAGGGCGCCAAAAAGAAGAAGCAGGTGTTCGCGGCTCTCCGCGCCAAGTGCCCGGCGGCTATCCGCTGGGCTATCACCGACGAGGTGCTGGACGCTGTTATCGAACACGCCTTTGATGTTATGACCGCAGCACTGGGCAAAAAGTCTTGACTGCTGCATGAGTGCCGTGTAAAATAGAGGCACTTGAAAAGCTTCGGCTTTTGTAGAGAGCGGCCCGGCATGGTCCACTCTTGATTTTATATTTGGCTACCTCGGTAGCGCGCAAAAATCCCCCTGCATTGACCTTCGGGCCAGTGTAGGGGGATTTTTTGTTTGTTAGAACTTCATCTGTGCAGCGTCTTCGACACTCACGTCGTCGAAACACTGGGTCAGTTCATCGAGGACTTTGCGCTGCGTTTTCTCACTCAAACCGGCGCTGCGCATCGCCATGACACAGTAGCCGATGCAGGCTGCGTTTGACCACGGTCCATTCAGTGACAGGAGCATTTCTTCCATATCGATTACCTCCGAAGATCTCCATTGTATACGCGAACCAGCACCCAGTCGGACAGCGGTAAATTTCTTTGCCGGACATGGATTCCGGCTTGCTGGTCTTGATGTAGTCCTGCTGGCCGAAGATTTCCAGCCGCTCGATGTTGTGCGGGCTCTGGGTGATGATTTTCGCCGGGCGGCCAACCTCGCTGCCGGGGATCTCGATGCGGTACAGATACAGATTGCTGTCAAAATACCAATCGCTCTTGATGTACCGTTCTTCGGCATCCGTGCTCTCGATGGCCTCGATGTACTTGCTCAGCGCACCGAAGACTTCCAGCCGGGTGGGTGCTTTGTCGAAGTCGGTCACATCAAAGAGTTTGATGTAGGAGATTCGGCCACGCTCAACGGCAAACTCTTCGATGGTGCCGGAATATTTGTAAAGTTTCATCGTCATATCCTCCGAACGCCCGTATAGCCAGATAGCACAGCTTTCAAAATCACTTGCTCTGGGTGCTTGCCACGATTCCGCCAAGGCACAGCCAGTGGCGGCCATCGGCGTTGCGTTTCCATTCGCCGCCGAGCGTTTCAAATGCGGCAATCATGCCGTAGTAGCTGATCTCCGGCTCGGTAGGCAGCCTCTCTCCGTCATCGTTGTACTCGGCACGGCCGGCAGCAATGTCCATCTCGGCATCAGACCGGGCGTATGCCCACTGGTTATCCAGCCTTTCGGCCAGACGCTGGAGGGAAGCGCGAATATCGGAAATTTTCATGGTCTACTCCTTTACCATTCATAGGAGCCGCGCCGCTGGCTGGCTTCCATGCGTTCCTTTTCAATCATGGCGGCGATCCGGGACTTCTCTTTGATGCTGAGGCCCCAAGCCTTTTCACAGGGGATGGCAACAATGAAGCCGTCCTCATGGATGCCGTACTCATTGAAATCTTCATCAACGTACCGTTTGCAGTTGTGCGGTCGGTCGTTGAAGTCATATTCGACCTCATCAGGAATGCGGGTCAGCTTGCCCCTGATGGGGAAGTTGTTCAGCTTTGCAAATTCTCGGATGCGCACATGGTTGATTTGCAATCAGCAAGTCAGAATTGGACGATTTAAAGCTATAATAAGAGAAAGCTGTTTCAAAAGGATGCTCTGTCATGGGATGGAACATCCTTTTTGAATACCGTTCAGCCGAAATTTGTACAGGAGTACATCATAAAAATGACAATCAGGAGAAATGACATTCTATAAGCCTATTGCAATAGGATGAAAAGTGTGGTATATATTATACGAAATATTTCCTCGAAATAAACACTCCACCGTCCATTGATGTATAAAAGAGAGGTGCTTGCCATGACTGCCGTGATCTATGCCCGCTATTCTACTGATAGTCAGCGCGAAGAATCCATTGAAGGTCAGATCCGGGAATGCACCGCCTATGCGGAAAAGAACGGCTTCACGGTGGTGAAGCATTACATTGACCGTGCCATCTCTGCCAAGACGGACAACCGCCCGCAGTTCCAGCAGATGATCAAAGACAGTGAACGTGGCATCTTTGATGTCATCATTGTCTGGAAGCTGGATCGTTTTGCCCGGAATCGTTATGATAGTGCCCGGTACAAGACCCAACTGAAACGCAATGGTGTGAAACTGGTATCGGCAACGGAAGTCATTTCGGCTGGCCCGGAGGGCATTATTCTGGAATCGGTGCTGGAAGGCTACGCCGAATATTACTCGGCTGATCTGTCTGAAAAGGTCGTGCGCGGCATGACCGAGAACGCTCTCAAGGGCATTTATAATGGTGGCACGATTCCGTTCGGCTACATGATCGATGAGACCCGGCATTACCAGCCCGACCCGTTGTTGGCTCCGTATGTGGAGCAGACGTTCCAGAAGTATGCGGACGGTGCGACCATGACTGACCTGCGGGATTGGTTAAAGGCACACAACATCAAAAATTCAATGGGCGGGGAGATGTCCTACAATACGATTCAGCGGATGCTGAGTAATCGCCGGTACATCGGCGAATTGCGTTTGCGGGATGTGGTACAGCCCAATGCGATCCCGGCACTGGTGTCAGGTGAACTTGTCGGGGTAAGGCCCCTCCATCTTGCTACGCAAGACCGTTCTGTTGCTTAAAAGCCCCACTGGGGCTTTCATTGCTCCGCTTCGCTGCGCAAACGCGAACCTGTTCAACAAGGTGCAGGAAAAGCTGGCGAAAAATAAAAAGGCCCCTGCCCGTCATAAGGCAGAGGAAAGCTATCTTCTCACCACCAAGCTGTACTGCGGCAAGTACGGTGCACTGATGTTCGGAGAAAGCGGTGTCAGCCACACCGGGAAAATGTATACCTATTACAAGTGTGCTGCTGCCAAGAAGAAAAAGACCTGCGATAAAAAGGCCGTGCGGAAACAGTGGCTGGAAGGTCTGGTGGTCAACGAGACCATGAAACTGGTGGAAGACGATGCTTCCATGAATGCCATCATCGCCAAAGTGATGGAGCTGCAAAATCAGGAAAGCACGGATTTGCCCATCTACGAAAAGCAGTTGAAGGAAACGGAAGTCGGCATCACCAATATGCTGAATGCCATCCAGATGGGCATTCTGACCAGTTCTACCAAGGAACGGCTGGAAGCGCTGGAAGAACAGCGGAAGGAACTGCAAGCCCGCGTTGCAGAGGAACGGCTTGCCAAGCCGAAGATGAAAGAAGAGTTCGTCCGGTTTTGGCTGCTTCGCTTCCGCAAGCTGGATATGACCCAGCCGGAGCAGCGGCAGGCACTGGTGGATACCTTCATCAATGCCATCTATCTCTACGATGATAAGGTTCTCATTACCTTTAATTATAAGGAAGGTACGGAAACGGTCGCTTTCGGGGAAGCCGTGAAAGCGGAGAAAAGTTCGGATATGAGTGCGCGAGGTGCACCGAATTTTGAACGTCAAATCGAAAGATTTGGCGTTCTTTCTTTATGTAGGAAAGCGGCTGCACACTTTCTGCACACTGTTTGCACATTTGCCCGAATCGGGGGCTTTTCTGCGCAAGGTTTGCACAGCCTGCTTTCCTTTGCATAA